CCTGATACCAGCGCTCGGACTGTCGACGACTGCCGGTGTGGGTGCGGCTGTCATTGGTGTCGCTGCGATCGTTACTCGCGTGACCACGATTCCTCAGGTAGCTGAGCTGCTCAACAAGTACTTCAAGATTCCCAAGCCGTAACACAGAAACACAAGCGGGGCCCTTAACGGGGCCCCGCCTTTTTTGCGTTCTAGAACCTTTTGCCGCAGCCGTTGCAGCTACCGTAGTCCTTCGGGTTACTGGCCCCGCAGCCTAAGCAGGTCTTCATCAGTCCTCAAACCGGAGGGTGCCGACGAGGCGGCCGGACTGGACAAGGTCCATCGCCGCGACCCCCAGCGCCTTGCTCAACGAGTCGAACACGCCCTGACTGACGCCACGGAACCCGTAGATAGGCCCGCTCACCTTGCCGAGGACCGCGTACACCACCTCTGCCTCTTCCTGGGACAGGTCGAGCCGGTAGAAGTTCTGCACCACAGTCTCGGTGCGCTTCTGAATCTCAGCCATCAGTACTCCTCTATTCTGAGCCGAAGCCTGCCATCAGGCAGGCGTTCGACAATCACCCTACGCACTTGCATGTCTCGAAGTTGCCACCACACTTAGGGCAGCGGGGTTCATCGGCCATTGATCCACCAGCTAAACAGAGCGGGAAGGATCACTTCCCAGAAACTCGACGGAACCGACAGGTAGATGCTGACAAGTACACCCCTTACATCCATCGTGCCCCTCGCCTTCATCCATCTCGTAAGGAACGTGCCGATCCCCGAACTGCTTGAACTTCTCCAGGTTGAACTTCTGGACAGCCGCATCCATGCGGCATGGATTGCATGTCATCTCAATGCATCCCCGCACAAGCCGGGTACATCATGTTGTGGGTCCAGCACCAGTTCGGGTCACGCTGCGGGTCATTCATCGTCGTTGATCGCTGCTTGAACAACGATCCAATCCGGCTGAACAGGTTCATCGGTGCACCAGCTTTCGTTGTCGTCTTCGTCAGCAGCAGTTGCAGCCATCTTCGTACTCATCTCCTTCCGCCTCTCGGGCGGAGAGGTAGGCATGGGCGATGATCGCATACCCTGCCAGATCGAGGAGAGTGTCCTTGATGCCTTCAAAGTTGGTGACTACTCGCTCGTCGTGTCCGAGTCGGAGGCTGTCGAGCCGGGTAATCTTGATGCCGACCTGAGTCAGCATGACCGACAGGGGGTCCATTCCTCCGCCCACGAACTTGGCAGTCTCTTCGAAGTTGTAGAACTCTCCGCGATTAGCGGTGTAGTCGGAGGTCTTGCCGATCAGGGTCTTGGTCAGGATGTCAATGCTGCGACCAATGCTCACTCAGACTCCTTGACGAGCATGACTCCGTGGGCGACCATGGTCGCCCTGACCAGCGGGTAATCGATGTCGCTGACCTCGTCGGCGAGCGACTGGTAAAGCTTATTGAACTTGATCCCGGAGTCGGCCTCGATCGCCTTGCCGACGACCGCGCACATCGCATCGACCTCCGCCTGAGTCTCAAGCTTGATCACGACAGGATTGAACTTCTGCTTCTTGCGGCTGACCTTCACTGCTCTTCTCCGAACGTCTTGGTGCGGACAGTCTGCCATGCGAGATAGGCCAGGCCCTCAAGGCCTGGCACAGCCTCAAGCTTCTGAAGCTCCACGATCATGTACTCGTCGGCTCGGTACCACGGCTCCCAGCTCTGCATCTTCTGGTAGTAGCCACGGAACTCGATCTCCTCGTAAGGCTCTCCAGCTTTGCGGCCCCACAGATCCCTGTCGGATACGCCTCGCCTGGTAATCTTGTAGCGGTAGACGTTGGTCGTATCGGTCTTGGTGTTGTTCACTTCAGATCTCCAAACACATCCGGGTACTCCTGGAGAAGCTGACGCTTCACTTCCTTGGCGAAGAGCTGCATCTCTGCGTCAGCATGCTCGGAGTCACGCTTCTTCAGGACGTCTCGCCATGCTCGCAGGTTTCCGGTGACGACGAACTTGGTCTCCATGCCGGAGGGGAGATAGTAGCGAGCGGCCTCGCGAGCCTGCTTGCGCGTCTTCCCGTCACCCTCTGCCTGCCAGACCATTTCCTTGTACATCATGGCAGGATCTCCAGAGAGGTCACCATCGTTGTACGAGTCGATGTGGCACAGATCGTCGATCGCGGGAGACCTATAGGCAGGAGGCACAACGAAGTTGGCCTCTTCCATGTCCACGTACCGCTGAGACAGCTCCGAGAAGCTGAGATGGCGATGCCGGATGAGTTCGTGAGACAGGTTACGACTGACGCCCTCTACGTAGAACGTCACCGAGACGTGCTCAAGCACGCTCTCGTGGCCAAGCGAGATGATGTTCCGGATGTACCCGGAGTTCTCCTTGGTCTTCTCGCTCGGAAGATCGAACGACTCGTAGCACAGGCGACCAGCGAACTCGATGAGAGTCTGTCCGTCATTAGGGGCCGACATGTGGCCCTCGAAGCCACCCCAATAGCGAATCTCGAATTCGGAACCGCTAGACTTGCCGGGAAATTCCCGCATGAACTCAGTCTTGCCGACGATGTACAGCTTCACGCGAGTACCACCCGATTCGTGTTGGTTCGCTCAACAACCTGCACCTTGGCGTAGGTCTGGGTCAGCCGTTCGTACTGCTTTACCGCATCGGCAAGACTCTCATGGCCATAGCCCTGATCGATCCACCGATGTTCCCGCTTCGTAAGAGAATAGAACTCGGGCTCACGCCACACCTGGACGTAGTACCGGGTCCAGCTCTCGGAGAGGTCGAGCGGTTTGATCACCTCGAACGTTACGTACTCCTGCTTCTTCTTACTCACGCGATCTCCACCCGTCCGTTGCGAACCTCAACGTAGCCCTTGCTCAGACGCTCGAAGGAACCGTCTCCCCACCCGTCGACCGCGTAGATCCACACCTCAAGATCCCCGTCCATCTCTTCGAGATGCTCGATCAGCTCAGAGACCTTCATCAACTACCACCCTCTCGATTCCTACGTGCTTGATAAGTGTAGCGCACTGCGTGCATGGTTCGTCGGTTACGTAGATCGTGCCGCCCCTGGCCCTGTCGGCACCAGCTAGAAGGATGGCATTATTTTCCGCATGGATCGCATGGCATGTGTATAGATTGTAGTCTATCCCTGCCGGAGCGTCGTCGTAAGAAAGAAGCCCACGAGGGCAGCCACCGTCAACACAGTGGACTTTACCAGAAGAGACACCATTGTAGCCTTCACCGACAATCTTCCCTTCTCGGTTGACCAGGACGGCGCCTACCTGGCGCCGTGTACACGTACTGAATTGAGACAGCCCGGCTGCCTGAAGCAGCCGGTACCGGTCCATCTTCTTCTGATCAGGCAACGTCTACCCACACGATGTTCTCGCCGCTCATGCCGACATCCTGCATCTGCACCTTACAGCGACGGGTGCCCTTGAGGTACCGCTCCTTATAGGCGTACACGTTCTCTGCTCCGTCGATCGTAGCCCTAGCCTGCCCGGCCTTGAAGTACGGTCCGTACACAAGAGTCTCGTGCCACTCGCTGTCGTAGAACGACTCGACCAACAGGCGATAGCAGATGACCTCATCGGTTCGCGTCTGAGTCCTGGCCATTAGCGACGATGCCTGCCCTTCTTCTTCTCAACGCCAGCGGCATCGGACTGAGGAGTGTTCGTGTACGTGCGGTTCTGGTTGTACTGCTGATCGAACTCCCGAGCCTTCTGCTCGGGCCTGGCCTGAGAATTGAACGGCTTATTGTTCAGGTCCTCGGTCTTGTCTCGCTTACCCACTACAGCCACTCCTTGTTGACATGCTTCACGGTGAACTCGAACAGGTCTCGCCATCGGTTACTGGTGCCGATCTCAAACCAGTCTTCACGATCGTTGAAGATGATGTCTCCATCATCGTCGAAATACAGCTCGAAGTCAGGGTCGACCCTGCCCATACCAAAACCGTCGGCCTTCATAAAAGCCCGAAGCAAACGGTTCATGTCGATCGAGTCAGCCACGGTCAAGCTCCATGATGTAGTAGGTGTCCCGGAAGATACCATCCTCCGGAGGGGCCAGGAACTTGCGCTCGTGACCTTCAACCTCGACGAGCAGATCCCGGGCAATAGCGTGAAGCGCCTCAAGCGCTTCAGCCTCGGTAGCGTACCACTGCCTGAGCACGTTGGTCAGAGTATCCTCGTGGTCGAGCGGCTCGTACTCCTCGACGATGATCCAGGTAGGACCGTTGAACCCCTTGTCAGAATCCATCCACATTAGCGCTTCACCTTTCCAAGCAGGTAATCGGGGCCGTACTTCAGGTACGAGGAGTTGACGTCCTCGCCTGCCTTCATGGGGATCTTCACGACCGGCATCTCAAGCCGGTCTCGCATGTTGTCGAACATCTTATCTCCGGCCGAGTCTCCGTCGGCAAACACGTAAATCTTGGAGAAGTCTTCGAACACGTGACCCCAGTGGGGCTTCCAGGAGGAAGCCCCCGGGACCGCAATAGCAGGAATACCGATCTGGCGGAGAATAAGGGAGTCCAGCTCACCCTCGGTGACAGCGATCCAGTCGTCGGCTTCCTTGATAGCACGAACCCCGTACAGATTCGTCTCCCAGCCTCGCATCTTCTGGTACTTGCCACCGCACCTGGCGTGTCCGTCATCCTCGCACTGCGGATTGATGCACCGGAACGACATGTTCACGATGCCGAAGTCCGTGACGTAAGGGATCGCCAGACGCGTAGCGTACTCCTCATGCAGATCCGGAGGATCAACTACTGCGCCGAGCCCTTCTGCCCGCGCGTGAGTCAAGTCCACCCCTCGCTCTTCCAGGATTGGAGCGAGTGCTTCGAGATGTTCCTGGTAGTGACTGGCCGTCGCTTCCAGAAATCGCCTTCGCTCTTTCGACAGCGCTGCCAAGACTGAGCCCTTCCTCTTTCATGATGATCTGCACAGCGTTACCTGTAGGGCAACCCTTAGCTGCTGAGCAGTTGAACACGCCCTGTTCGGTGTTGATCGAGGCAGATGCTTGCCTATCTCCGTGGAACGGGCACTTGTACTTACGCCAGCCTAGCCCTTCCTCCGCCCACTCTCCTCCGTATTCCATGAGGATCGGGACGATCGGGAACCTGCCGTCGTTATTCGCCTCTTGCTTCTCGAAGCTCATCCTTCAGCCTCCGGATAACCTTGTGCAGATTGGCAATCTCTCGACGTTGATTGGTCACGCGCCACTGAGGGTGGCGCTCCTCCAGCATAGCGAGGAAGATGCCGACCTCCTCATCATGAGACCAGTGGCCATCCTTTTCGAGATTGCCGATGTGGTTCACGAGTTCCGCGATCTTCTTGTCCTTGCTGGCAAGGGATCGCTGTGCGAGGACCCATCGGATCTTCCAGTGAGCGGCCTCACCCTCCCAGTCAATCATCGTGCCCACCAGAACCCGCGTCGCTTTGCCTCATCGCGCACCTTCCCGAACATGCTGGACTTGTGCTCAGAGTCCTCGTCGATCCAGAATTCGGACGACTGCACCCACTCTTCAAGCATCCCGTGCAGCGCGGTCAACTCATCGTCACTCAGCCCCATCGCCGAGCGTCTCCTCAAGATAGGTGTACGTGTCACCGAGCTTGCCGATCAGAGTCTTGGTCAGCTCAGAAGAACCTGATCGCTCCACCACTGACACGATCATGTCGATCAGGTCGTCGTCGTGCATGTCGATCATGGCACTTTCGATCTCGTTCTGATCGACGGTCAGTTCAATGCTGATCATTCGGCTTCACTTGTCCAATCCATCGGTAAGCAGGGGGCTGGCGGAGGTAAAACCCTCCGCGCTGAAAGCAGTCAGGGTCATCGCGAAAGTGCCCGAGGATCTTGTTACAAGTCGAACAGAGAAGTCCTCGGACGAACCCTGTCGCGTGATCGTGATCGACTGACAGTCTCCTAGACCTGCCAGTTGCTCTGCGGCATATATAGCAGCAGCCTTCCTGGCGAGCATAGAGCTCATCGTACTGCTCCTTGGTGATGCCGTACGTCTTGAGGATGTGGTTACCGTGGGCCGCCTCGCGGGCGGCCCTCTTCTTCTCGCGGTGATGGGTGGCGCATCGAGGGCCAGGGTGAGGAGCGGGTCTCTTGGACCCGCTCCCACAATCCTTACAGCGTGACAACTTCAGGCCCGGTTTCGCTGTACTCATAGTCGATCCAGAGCGTGACGTTCTTGACGTCCTGCTGCCGGAGCAGCTCGACGAAGTTGTAAGCACTCTGGTGGTTCAGAGTGAACCATAGAATGTTTGCTCCGCCAACCTTACCTCCACCCTGAAGGAGATTGTCGTAGTTCTCGTGGTCGAAGTTCTGGATGAACGGGCGGAGAGAAGGATAGTCCTCGTACCGCTTGGACAGGAAGCCGCCAGCAAGATCGGCTACCTTCTCCAAGGTCGCAGTGCTGTTCGAGACTGCGACGATATCGGTTACTGCGCTCATCAGATCTCATACTCCCTGACGTTGAGTCCAGCCTTCTTCGCCATGTCGCGGGTCATCTTGGTGCCTCGATTGCCCGCGCCCTTCTTGAAGAAGAAGAGGAACAGGTCGGGCTTACGGTCGACCATGGCCTGATTCCTCTTGGCGTAGGCCCAGCCAGCATCCGCTTCGGAAGGGAAGCCCTCTACTTCCCAGCCTGCGCCCGCAGCCCAGGACGATACGATCAGATCCGCACCGCCGTAAGGGCACTCTCCATTAAGGAGAAGGAACGGGCCAAGCGTCTCGTTCTCGATGGCAGCAAGGATCTGCCAAATCTTCCAGGCATCCCCGGGACCGAAGTCCCGGGAGCCACTCATCCCGACGGTGACTAGTGCTTTAGGCACGGGATCGGGCCTCCGCAGATCGGGCACGAGTTCGGGCCGAAGTGAGGGTGCTCCTTGGCCTCGGACGACTTCTGGTCATCCGTCTTCTTGTGCTCATTCACAGTCGTTCTCCTCGCTCTCGACAGGGCCGTGGTCCTCGAACTCGCCTTCGATGCACCAGCCAAGGCCGGAATGCTTGGTCGAGCCATAGAACTTGCGCCAGAACTGGTCCTCGGTGGTTCCCTCGGGAAGCTCGAAGCCCATCTTCACGGTGTAGTAGTTCACTGCTGAACCTTTCCCATGCCATGGCACGCAGAACACGTGCCGATGCTATTGACGATGATCGGGTTGCCGCTCGCGTCCAGCTCTGCGTGAGGAGTGCTGCTTAAACCGTCCCCTCCGCACGTGGAACAGGTTACCTCAGCCATCACTTCACGCAATCCTTGTGGTTGGCGATGACGGCGATGCCACCCTTCTTCACCGAGCTGTAAACGAACACCTTGTCGGGGCCGACGCAACTGACAGTCACGTCCTTTGCTCCGCCATCCTCCTGGGGGGTTCCTCCCGGGTCAGCACAGCCGACAAGCGCGAGTGCCATGACGGGCACCACGAAAAGAAGCTTCTTATCCATCAGAACTCCAGGTCGAAATCATCGGTCTTGTTGACGGGATGCCTTGAGCATCCCGGTACCACACGCACGCCCATCACTTGCGTGGGCCAGGACTCCTCTCGGAGTCCGCAGATGCAGACAGCCCCGACATCAGGGTCAGAGGGGAGTCCTCGGATCGACCACTCGGCTTCTGCCTTCTCGATGGTCTCACAGATCTCCTCCTCTGGCGCACCCCGGAAGAAGTCCCAGGCATCTCGTGCTGTCCTCAACAGAGGGACGATCATGAATCGTCCCCTTCCTGTCTTTGTGGACGTGTCCCAAGCGAGCTTTCCACCCTCTGCACGCGAGGCCGTGTGTGCCTCGCTACGGAGATCCCAGTTCTCCTTGGTGTCCAGCTTACCCGCTGTGCTGTAAGGCCCTAGGGCGACCGTATAAGGGCGCTCCTGACCTGCGTACTGGATCTGCCCGACCACGAGGATACGCTTCTTCTTGGCTCGCTCCTCATCGATGATCTCAAGCATCGCTGCTGCGACTTCATCGTCGGGCATGTCGGTGTTGTCGACCAGGAACTTGGTCAGCTTCTTGAGGAGCAGGACCTCTGCCATCAGTCTCGCAGTCCCTCCGCGTACTCGTTCACGATCTCGTACGCCTTCTCCTCGGCCTCCCAGAACAGACTCGTGTCGTCGATCTCAAGCACGGCCTTGCCGACCGTGTCATAGTGGTGGCCAAGACCCATTTTCTTCGCCAGATCGCGCATGACGTATCGGAGCGGACGGTTCACGTTGATGCCGAGACGCTCAGCCTCGAAGTGGACGGCCCAACCAGCCACACACCGGGCCGTGCCACACCCGGAAGCCGGAGCGGAGTCGTAGCTCTCGGAGTCAGGGTCGTAGAACGAGTGGTCCCAGTCGCCCCCACTCTCGACAAAAGCGGGCATATCGAACTCCCATTCGTTCATGTAGAACGTCTTGGGGTCGGACTTGATCTGGTCCCGGATCTTCTTGAACAGCTCGGTGTTTGCCATCAGAAATCTACCTCCACGTTGATCTTGTCTTCAGGACGGACTCCAGGTCCGTCCCTGAATGTGAGTGGAACCTCGATCTTCTGGTCCATCTCAGAGATCTTCATGATACTGGGCTGCGCCTTCATCCAGAAGATGTCGCGAGCCATGGCATCTTGAGGACCGAACCGGTTCTTCACAACCGCAGCCTGGAGCTCTTCCTTCCTAGCGTCACCCCAAAGGGTGACGATCAGAGCCGGAAGCTGATTGGCCTTGCCCATGATAGAAGCACGGGGCGGAGGAGAACCGGCCTTAGCGGACTCGGACGTGTGGTGCACGACTACGAGCGCGGTCTCCTGATCACGGGCCAGATCCTTCAGCTCCGCCATCAGCGCCCAGTAGTTCTGTTCGGGCACACCTGGATAGTCGACGTCCATCATGATGTCGAGCACCGTAAGGTGAGGATACGTACCCTTGATCTCTCGGTACGCCTCGGCTTCGAGCTTCATGTGCTCGATCGTAGGCGAGGACCGGAACGACCAGCGGACGTGTTCGAAATCCTGGAGGATTCCGTACGCCAGATCCGACTGACCCATGACCATGAGTTCAGTCTCGTCTGTGTTCTTGCCGGTCAGCATGGCCAGCGTGCGACTGGCCATCGTGAAGTCATCCGAGTCGGATGAGTGGTACAGAGTGGGAACCTCAGGTCCCATCTGGTTCACGATGTTGAGCGCAAGCGTGGACTTCATGCCGCCCGGAGGGGCGGCGATCATGCTGATAGATCCACGCCTGATTGAGATGCCGTACTTGTCGAAGATCTCCCAAGGCGAGGGCAGTGGTTCACCTGCCGACACGCCTCGCTTGACTGTGCGGTGAAGGGTCTTGGTCATCTGCCCTCTACTTCAGCGCGTTCTTGAGTGCGATCATCAGGTACTTGGTACCGTCGCTGATCTCCAGCTCGCCCCACTCTACCTCCGCCTGCTCCAGATCCTCAAGCACCCCGGCCCACTCGGCCTCGGTACCCTTGGCTACGATCTGGCTACTCTTTCG